TTATGCTTGTGCCAGTTGCACCAGTGTTACCAACATTTCCTTGCGGTCCTTGTGCCCCTGTACTTCCGGTTGCTCCAACATTACCCTGTATGCCTTGTGGCCCCGTAGCACCAGTAGCACCAACATTGCCTTGTATGCCTTGTGGGCCCGTTTCTCCCTGAATGCCTTGTGCACCAGTAGCACCTGTATTTCCTTGAATGCCTTGTGGTCCCTGTGCTCCTGTAGCACCTACATTTCCTTGAATGCCTTGTATGCCTTGCGGTCCTTGTGGACCCACTATCTGTCCTACATCTGCCCAGGTATTGGTTGTAGCACTCCAAGCATATAGATTACCTGCTTCGGGTTCTGCGGCTGTGGTTGCGATAATATAAGCATTACCAATACTACCCGATGCTGGTAAACTTGCTACATTGGCTACTGTGCCAAGAATAGTTAATCCAGCACCTTGTGCGCCAGTGTTGCCTTGTATTCCTTGTGGTCCCGTAGCCCCAGTAGCACCAACATTGCCTTGTATGCCTTGAATTCCTTGTGCACCAGTAGCACCTACATTTCCTTGTATTCCCTGAATGCCTTGACTGCCAGTAGCACCTGTAGCACCAGTTGCTCCGACATTACCTTGTGGTCCCTGTGGTCCCACATTTCCTTGTATGCCTTGTGGCCCTACATTTCCCTGAATGCCTTGTGCGCCAGTTGCGCCAGTTGCGCCTGTAGCCCCTGTAGGTCCTTGAATGCCTTGTATTCCTTGTATGCCTTGTGGGCCTGTAGCACCAGTTGCTCCAGTGTCCCCTTTAGCACCGGTAGGTCCTACATTCCCTTGTGTGGTTACGCTGTCGTAATAAATCTGAACAGGATATTCTGTTGAAATTATATTAACATCGCTACTAAGCTCGGTAATGGTTACTGTATATCCCATAGTAGTCTCCTAAAGTGCCGTGTATAATGGATTAGTGCTTAATATGGGGTCGCCCGGAACAACACCAGGTTCCCAACTCTGCACTAATGCCCAACGATGTGTCCTAACTTCGGCAGGACTAGCATCATCGGTCCAAGTTAGACTTATTACCGTGATTGGAACATTTTTGCGAGCATCTGGAATAATTGGTCCGCGATAAAGATTTTTTGGCAATGTGACATTGACTGAGCCAATGGCTGTGTTGGCTACAGTGACATTACCACTGGTGATATTAACATTGGCAAAACTGCCAATGACTGTGCTGTCTGAAAAATTTGGTTGTCCTGAGTTGCGATTAAAGGCTACCTTATCAACTACTAGAGTCTGTGCTTGTAGATCAAATGCCCAACCAGTTATGTCTTGTCCATAACTATAAACTAAAGTTGTTTGATCGTTTGGGAATACTTGTTTGATTTTTAATTGATCTGCACCACCAAGGTACTGATCAAAATTTAAGATACCGGCCATTGTCGCTCTCCTGAGGGAAAATACAGCAAGCACTGAGGCACTTGCTATAGTGTTATTTATACATTTTCTAAAATAGAATTATGTGTAGTAAATTGTATTTTTACCTAAAGCATCAGGAGAAGTAAATGTTCCTATATACCGAGCAATCCCTGGCGTTAATCTAATCTGATCTATGTAACCAACGAAATCATTACCACCTAAGGTTAAGCCATTTGCCGCTGTAATATTACCTGATAATGTTTGTGTGCTGCCTAATTGATTACCATCAACAAATACTCTAACATTAGTTCCACTTCTACATAGTGCTATATGATGCCATGCGTTAGCAGACATAGTTCCCATATTAACATAATAGTTTGCTCCACCAATGTCTGGGAGTCCAGAACCATCTTTGTCTAATTGTAGTCTTATTTGACCTGTTGGTCCATGGATGTATATGTATCCAACTGGTAATATATCAAAAATAAATTGCCCTTGACTTGTTGTGTTAGTATACTTTATATAAGTTTCTAAAGTAAAATCTCCAGGAATATAAAATTTACTATTGCTAGCATATGATATTTTTGCAGTACTATAATAAGTTTGTCCATCTAGATAAAAACTCTTACCATTAAAAATACTGTCAGCTGTTGAAAGACTTGCACCAGTAGTTAAAGCTACATTAGATGATGGACTGATACTTTGATCTATTACCCAAGCATTTGACGAAGTGTCGGCAGTAATTAAAAGTGCAGTGTTATCATAATATTGATCATATTGAACATTTGCGCCTACTGGAACTGTATTACTTGAAATACTTAAACTACTATTTCCATAATAGTTTGTTGCATAAACCTTAAAGGTATAACTATCAGCGGATAATCCTGTCATAGTAATGGTTCCACTACCAGATTGATTTACAGTTGATATAATATTACCTGGTGTTGAAATTGCAGTAAATGATGTAATAGTATTACCACCTGAAGATGCCGCATTATATGATATAACAACCGCACTAGTATTTGCTAAAGTAACTCTAGTGATAGATGGCGCTAATGGAACGCCAGGTGTCGCAATACTATTACTTGATGCGCTGACATTACTATTTCCATATGAAGAAGTTGCATAAACAACAAATGAATAGGTTGTAGAATTAGATAATCCATTAACCGTAATATTACCACTGCCTGATGTAGATAATGTTGCAGTAATGTTACCTGGCGTTGATACCGCAGTGTAACTGGTTATAGCATATCCACCGTTATTCACTGATGCAGTGTATGAAACATTTGCTGAACTATTAGATAACAAATAAGCTGTACCAATTATTGGTGCAGAAGGTACACTAGCACCTAATATACTATTACTTGATGCACTGGATAAACTATTACCATATCCATTTTGAGCTTTAACTTGGAAAGTATAGTTGGTCACTAAAGATAGATTAGCAACGGTGATATTACCACCACCGGTGCCTGAAACATAACCAACTAAATTACCAGGTGATGAAATTGCATAATATCCTGTTATAGCAGAAGCCCCTGATACTGTTGAAGTATTATAAGATATAGTGGCTGTTGCAGATGTAAAAGTTGTGCTACTAATAGACGCACTAACATTTGTTGGAGCATTTGGCAAGGCTGAAGGATCAACAACAGCCACTATAGCAAGCCCATTTGCACCTTGTCTACCTGCTAAATTTGGAGTGCCGCCGCCATGACCACCAGCACCTTTTATTGACACATCAGAGGATGTGTTTACAAAAGCTAAACCACCATTACCACCAGGTGAATAAGTAATACCATCGAATACTGTTTTACCCGGACCGCCCCCTATAGGATATTCACTAAGTATAACATTACCGAGACCACCGGCACCACCACCACCACCTGAATAACTATAACCTCCGTTACCACCAGCATAACCTTGAGTAACTACTCCATTTCCACCAAATTTATGTGATTCAAAATTACCTAGACTATCAGGTGAATACATGCCACCACCACCACCGGATCCACCGCTAGTAGCATTTATACTGCCAAGATCAATTGTGCCAGATCCACCAGTATTAGTTCTTCTAAAAGTATACGCTCCACTGCCACCACCATATGCTGTCTGACCAAAACCAATAGTATCACCACCATTGCTGTTAGTCTCTCCTCCTTGCCCAACAGTGATTAAGTAAGATCCTGAATAATAATCTGACAAGGTTTCAATAATGCCACCACCACCACCACCGCCTCCTGTAGTTGTGAATGGATTACCTGAGCCAAAGGCTCCTCTACCACCTCCACCACCACCACCAACTAAAACAAATCTTATAGGTGTATCGCCACTTAATCTAACATAATTGCTACTGTTAATGTAATATAAATCATAATATCCTTGTGTGGTTTTGGTAACTGATGCATTCAAATTCCCAATAACATTAGTTTGTATTACATCGATTGTAGATGTTGTCTGTGTCGTACCATTTCTAATTTGTGTATAGGTAAATGAAGTGTTACCGATATATCCTGTTGGACTGGTAATCATAACATTAGCCAAACTTGCATTTACAGAATTTTTAGAGCCTGAAATATATAAAGGATTATTATCATTAAATCCAATAACAATATTGGTTGAACTTATATAAACTTCATAATTATCTACAGATCCTACACCATCATCACCAACTTGTATTGGACTTGTTGGCATGAGTAACTGTGATGTATTACCATATTGGTATGTTCGACTAACAGCTAAATTTAATGTTTCCTGATTTACTGAGACACAAGGTATTGTCTGTAATCTTGTATATACATTTCCAGGGGGTGTAGTTAATGAATAATTTAGAATAATACTATCTATACCATCATCTGCTGGGGTTAACACTACATTCGCTAGTTGACCATTTATTGAACTGGCATTACCTGTTAATGTATGTATATTATTAGTCCAATTGCTACCATTAATAGTTAAACTTCTAATACGAACATTGGTAGTTGAAGTAATAGCTAAAGTATAAGAATTATTTTCATAACCAATTATATTGTTGATATCATTAATCACTGTTGGAGTTAAGATTTTTTTAGTGGTATCTTCATTATATGTTACTACAGGAGAACTTGATAAATCTTTCTGCCAACTATTAGATGTAGTCCAAGCAAAAGCAGTATTACTAGTAATAGCAGTAAATTTATGTCCATTTAGATCTTGAATAATGTTTGCATCTGTTCTAACAAAGTAACTGGTATTAGCTTCAAGATAATGGTGTATTGGTATTGTAATAATATTACCATATATTGTATCTGTGTTATTATAATAACCTAAACCAACTGCGGTTGTGTTGGCACTTATAGATGTATTTGAGTTTACGCGATAGGTAGTAATTAAAACATTTGGTGTTGCTTTCTTGTATAGATAAACATTACCACTTAGTCCTACAATATTAGCTCTATCAACAGCTATAGTTATAGTTTGATTTTCTTCAGAAGCAGTAGTTCCATTTGTTGGATATGTTGATGCAACTGTTGGAGGATTATTTGGTGTAGTAAAAGTAGTGATATTGCCGCCACTTAATGGTAATTGCAATCCACCTTCCTGTAATAAAAAACCCTCATCAATTTGTACACGATAGGTTTCACCTAATGCCCAATTAATTCCTAGACCAACGGTATCAATTCTAATACTTGTATTTGCCATCTCTAAACCTCGTTAACTATATATAACATTGCCATTTGTAGAACTAATGTTTGCAATTAATACATTCGCACTAGTAAATATTTTCAATCTACCTGATCCTGGCACAATGGCTGTACCAAAATTAGCCTGTACTCCTGTTTCATTAATTGTTGTATTTGTTGCACCTGGTGATGGTGTGATAGATGATAATGGAACATCTACAGTAGTCCAAGTAATAGCACTAGTAGAGCTTATACCTGGATAATTTATATTACAATCATCTTTGATAATATTAGCACTAATTAAACAATAATAACCTGTGCCAGTTTTGAAATCTTTTGTTGGATTTAATACGATTGTAGTTCCGCCATCAGACATAGAAACAATTTCACTGGTTTTGTTTGCTGAGAAACTAGTGTTTAGATCAAAAGTCTGATGTAGTGTGCCATTCGCTTCATAAATGCTGATATTTAATGCTCCGCTACCAACACGATAGATTGGTCGATTAAATGTTAATGAAAGTAAACTTTCTATACTAGTTGATGAGTATGGACCCGCTGTAATAACATTACCAGTAATATCCTGTTCTACTAAAGTATAGCTACTTAAGATTAATTCATCTTTGGTAGCTATCACTTTACCAAATGCTGTAGATGTTGCTTGTGTTGCTGCCGTGTTTGCCCAAACTCCGCAGGCAAAACTTGTAGCATCGCTACGGATTGTTCTGGCAATACCTGCACTAACAGTTACAGTATATATATTACCGTAGGTAACATTAGCCATGGAACCAAATGTCATTTGACTACCACTAATTGTTGCTGTTCCGCCAGCTAAGTTAGCAATAACTCCGCTGCTTCCAGTAACTGTTACTGTACCAGAATTTAATGTAATTGCCTCGCTAAAACTAACTACCAAACTAGTTGCTGGACATAATAAATTAGCCCAATTGATGCCTGTAACTGTTAGTGCTGGATTTGCTGGGGCACTTGGACTTGCTAAGGTATCTAAACTTCCAGCCGCAACATTTGCGTAAGCTGAAACAGTATAATATGGTGTATTAAAATTCCAAACTGTGCCTGAAGAAATTGCTGGACTATCCACATAACTAGTTGGGCAATATTTAACAACACCTGCATCCATTAAGATATAATAGTTTGTAGATAATTCTCTATCAGCAAAAGGAAACTCTACACGATTGCGATCAATGACTAGACTTGCTGCCGCTAATGTTTCTACCAGCGTTCCATTTGATTTATATAATTTAACACTGCCTGTACCAACTACAAGATTACTATATATTTTACTTCCTTGTGTCGTTGCTCCGGTAAAATATGCGTAGTAACTTCCTGTCTGTGGAGCCAATTCACCATCATATGGGGGAGATGGTACATAAGCTGGATATGTTACTCCTCCAGGACCTGTGACTTCCTGACTTGCCGTACTACTAATATCATTTGGATATGTTAATATCCTAGACAAGAATGCTGTTTCGGCAACAGGAGCCGGTGGGTAGCCAGGATCGCCTGGAGCTGGGGCACGATAGGTTAAACTTGGACAACAGGTCTGTGCTGGACGCCATTTGCTGCCATCCCAAGCTAAGACATCATTTACTATTGCATTAATATTACCTGTATCAACATCACCCAAGGCATTAATACTATAACTTTCTAAGCTACCTGTAAATCTGCTGACATTGGCTTGGAATGCGGGATCATTAACTTGACTGCTGATCGCGCTGGTTATCTGTCCTTGGAATATATTACTACTGCCTAAAATAGCATAGGCATTTGAACTAGCACTACCTGCGGCATCTGGAAATAATACTTTCTTGATAGTATCAAACACACCACCGCCGGCTGTTGAACTATTACCAAACAATCCATCTAATTTGTTTAGCAATGATACGATTGATAAGGCTGTCATCAGTCCACCAAGCTCATCTTTGGCTACGGTTGTAGTTGATAGAGCATCTGTGGTCTGTGTTGATGTGAATGTTGTTATGGCACTATTGCTACTGAATGGACCCACTGTGGTTGAATTATAACCACGGGTTTTTACTACTAGGTTGCTAGTACCAATGTTATCATAATCAAGTGTGATTGTTTCGCCTGTGGTAAATGTTCCGCGGACATTAGCATTACCACCTGATGGTTGTCTTGTGTCAATTAGACGATAGTTTCTTTGTGCTTCACCTACAGCCACATCATTTGACAACCAATACTCAATACCTTCTACCGTGCCTGTTGGTGTTGTCGTGCTAACTTCAATACGAGGACGAGCATCATCCTCAAACTTAACAATAGTTGGAGTGCCTGGGCGACCAATGTTACCTGTTGTGGTAAATCCATTAGTTACCGTTCTTGTCACACGGCTTAGGTCTTCATTATAGACTGTGCTGTCATATTCTAATGCAGTGATTTCACTTTGTAGGCCTTGATCGCCATCGACTTCTGCTACGGTGATGATACGGAATAGTTTATTAGTAAATCCTAATACGCTATTGGTTACATCGATAATATCACCTGGCACTAGATTAAGTGTGGTGTAGTCACTTTGGAAAGTTATGACTAAGTCAATGCGGCTTTGTTTTAATTCAATGAATCCTAATAGCTGTGCCTGTACAGGCTCATTAAGGAAGTTATAGCTGATG